CTTGCTGCTAGTATTGTTGGTAAGTGTCATTTTTGTGTTAAAGCACACTATGAAACACTTAAAAAAGAAGGATACACAGTAGAACAGTTGCGTGATATTGGGCGAATAGCAGCAGTTATAACGTCAGTTTCAAGAGTATTAAGCAACTAACATAGCCCCGAAAGGGGCTTTTTTATAGGAGAAACAAATGACTGAGACACACAAAAGAACTATTATCAGAGCAATAACTTGGAGAATTGTAGCCACACTGGTTACTGCTATTTGGACGGGCTTAAGCGGAGCTATAGTAATAAACATTTTTATGACTATAGCACATTATATTCATGAACGTGCCTGGTTAAAATTTAATTGGGGAAAAATTCCACATGAATAAGTAATCTATATCATTGGAGAAAAAATGAGTGACATTGTGATAACTAGTACATCAAATTTAGACAAAGAACTTGTTGAAGATATATTAAAAGATTATGTTGAAGAAAAAACAGGTAAGTTTGTAGATTCTTTACGTGCTAATATTGTTGATGGCAATTTTGTAGGCTTTATAGTAAAATATGAAGATGAAATTCCTGAAGAAGTTGTTATAAATAATAAAGAAGAAAAGCCTAAAAGAAATATAAAAATAGATACTACTTTTAGGCCTTGGGTAATTGAATAGGAATAATTATGTTACAACTAATACTAATTGCACTTTTAATTGCAATGTCTTTAGCTGGCTGCTCAAATGAGTATGATATGTGTATTGAAAGACAGAAAGAAGAATATAGACAACGCAACCCTAAAGCGTCCTACGGACAAACACAATCTAAACAACAAGAATTTGAAATGATGTGTTCTTCATTAAAGAAGAAATAACTATTCAATTAAGTTATTATTATTTCTATTCGAAGCCATACTAATCATATTTGTAAATATTTTTTGTGTGGCTTCATTTGATTTTACCATTTCGTTTCTAAAACTTTCAACTGCCGCACCTGTCTGACGTTCCATACCAGAGTTTTCAACTAAAAGCATTGGTATAAATGTCATGGCACAGTTCCATTCTTCAATTTGTTTTCCCGTATTGATATTATATCCTTCAACTTTTGTGAACCATGCACATTTTAATTGCATACATTCATCTTTAATAATTGGACAAAAAGTCCCCGGTTTTAGTTGCATATTTATCCTTTTAAATAAACCAAGTTACTATTGAAAATCTTGTACCTTTTGTTACAGGTAAAACCTCATGTGGATACATAAAGTTTGAAGGGAACATTAATACAGACCCCTTTTTTAAATTATACTTTATTTCATTATCGAAAAATGTAAATTCTCCACCTTCAAAATCATCATTTAATGCTATTGAACATGATATTGCCCTAGGTTCCGCAGTAAAACTATCAACGTGTTTTTTATAAAAATTACCTACATCATATTGTAAAAAGTTAAAACCAGAATCTCTAGAAATTACAACTAAATTGTGTATTGCGTTATATTTTTGCATAGCTACAATTAAGCATTGATGAATTTTATCATCAATTGTTTTTCGTAATTCTTGATTCTCTGCAATTACTGAAGTATCACTTAATAAAGTTCCCCTTACATTTCTTATTTCTCTATCTTCTATTCCATATCCTATAGTTGCGTAAAGAAGGTCTTTAGTATTTTTATATTCTCTTACAATCAAATCGCAAAGCTCATCTGGAATAATATTTTCAAAAACATGAATATAATCTAAAAGTTTGCTTTGTGATGTTGAATCGAAACTTTTAATGTTTTCTTGACTCTCATCTTTTTTAGGCTTTTTTTCTCTCACTTTATCAAAGTATGCATATCCCTTGTCTCCTCGACTTCTAACATAATGTAAGAAAACCTGAACATAACGATCACCCTCATAAACATCTCTCCAGTGTTCTGCATCGCAACCCAAATACATCATGGCGTCGCCAGATTTTAAATTTAAACTTATGGTTTCGCCCTTAGGGTTTTTAATGTATATAGGCCAATCTTTATCACCATCAAGATGTACAGTTAAACTAATTTCACAGGCATCTCTATCCGTGTGTTTTATTAACTCCGCTCCTCGTTTATAAACTCTAGAATAGGTATATGTAGGCAAAACATTTTCTCCTAAAAACTCTCCAACTTCAGGAGTTGCGTTACATAATAATTCTAAAAAGTCTATATAATTATATTTTGAATGTGATTGTTCTATTTGATCATCACCTGCAATGTTATTCTCTATACAAAAGTTTTCAAAATTACTAGCTAGTAATTTTGCTCTTTCAGGAGAAATAAAATTTGGTATATAAACATAATTATTTTCTAATATTTGAGGATTCATAAAAAATTAATTGTCGTTTGCGATTTCGTTAGCGTGTGCTATTTTTGCAACTTCATAAGCATCAATAGCCCACTGTGGTAATTCAGTGATATCGATGTTTGGCTCAGTGGAACGTAATTCAATCCAACCTTGACCTTGACCATATGATAATCCTATTAAATGGCTTTTTTCTTTATCGGGCCATAATGGATTGTTCCATTGTAACGCATGTATATTACTTGGTATATTGCAGGATGTAAGGTCTAATGCTGCTATGTAAAAAGTATCTGAAGATACTGCCCCATCTGATGGTATTATTACAAGTTTATGTGTGTCTAACATACTAAGATCCTTAAAATTAATGTTTTAAAACAACTGTTGAAAATATTTAGTAATATTGTCAAGTTACCTTAAAATATTTAAATTTTAATCTTTAGATGCCACTATAACATCAACATATTGAACAGCCATGTTTGCCATTGTACCACTAGCAGTAAATGTAACACTATGGTCATGTCCACCACCGCCGGTTCCTGAAGAAGCACCTGTATTTGCAGCAGTCATCGTTTGAGGCCCAGCGAGTTTGTTTATCGTTGGAGTAGGTGTAGCTAATGTACCAGGTAACGTGTTACCTACCTGAGCTGCTCTAGGAGAAGTAGGGCCGGGTTGAGAAAGGTGCTGATGAGCCGGTAAATTAGGTGTAGTAAGTGTGAAGCTTCCAACATTATTGACAGAAAAAGGAGAATTAAATCCTTGATTTGTAAAAACACTAACAAAGCCTGTACTTCCACCAAAAGACGCTGCACCACTTACTACTCTTAATGCGGCATCATCATACGATGAGGACGTGTCTTTAGTCCAACCAGTTGGTGCAGCAGTTTGTTGAAAAAAAGTTCTTGTACCTGCAACAAAAATTATTGACATTACGACCTCTGTACTAAAATCGAATCTACATATTTAACTCGCATGTCTAAACTTCCTCCTATGCTAGAAATAGTAACACTTCCTGGATGACCGTGGGCGTCTGTTCCTGAGGTTGTAGGTGATGATGGCGCTGTGCCTGATATCCCTGGAGGAACAAGGGCTGTTGCAAAGCTCGGACCAACAGTTGACATTGCTGCATTTGTAGACGAAATGTTGTATGCATGTGTATGCGTTGGTAGTTGTGTCAAACTAGTACTTGTTCCATTTACATTAAAGCTTGATCCTGTTACAGATGCAGAAAAAGTAGTAAACGCAGATGTATAACTTACACTTCCTCCGCTAGAAGTAGAACCAGTAACCACTCTGAGTGCATTTAAATTATTCGTATTTGTTTTTGTCCAACCAGGAGGGGGCGTGTTCATTCGCATTAAAGTAATTGATCCAATTGGAATTACAAGAGACATATTTAAACCTTAGTAGCTATAATTACATCAGCATATTTTAAATTAAAATTTGTAGAAAAATATGTAGATGAACCAGTTGTTAAACTTGGAGGATTAGGATGAGTATGCGCAGTTGGGCCAGTATATGGGGCGGTAAACGGCGTTGTTGGGCCAGGTGCAATTGGATCTCCTGCGTTCTGACGCTTTACTCCTGTACCAGGAGGCGAAGCAGGTGCAAGCCTTCCTGCACCCACTCCATAACCTGTATAAGTATGCGTATGATTTGGTACCATAGTTGCTGTTAAACTAGTTGAACCAATTGTCACCGAACCCAACGTTATAGCCCCTGTTGCGCTTACTGTTGAATTAAACGAAGTTGAAAATCCATTCAGTCCACCGGTCGTTAATGTACTTGTGGTCACAGTTAATATCGCATCATTATCAGCGGTAGATTTGGTCCAGCCAGTTGGAGCCGCAGTTTGTTGAAAAACCATTATTGCCCCTGCATAATTTGGAGCCTCATTGGCAGCTGCACTTAATAGTTCAGTCCTATAAACATAAGTTCCAACCGTACCTAATATAGCCATAATTATTATCCAAAACTAACTGCTGAACCAGTTACTACCCATGTACTACTTATTCTTAGTAAATTAAAACTAAAATATTCTGTCCTACTTGCAGTACCGGTTGGTACAGTTGCGTTAAACCATCTGATAGTTTGTGCTGCGCCGTCTATTTGCACAGCGTTTGGAATATATGGAGTAGCACCCTGCGCAATAATTAAAGTTACTAAAATTGATCTTGCATCAGTCGTAGGCGCGTTCGTAAAGTTTGCTGTAAAGTTTGCTGCAACACTTGAGTGATAAAATGTTACACTTAATCCTAAATTGTGTGTTACTACGCCCGTAGCTCCAGTTATTGTAGTAATTACTTCAGTAAACTCTTGTGTAGTTACCCATCCACTTATCGTTGTATTACCGGTTACAGTTAATATTCCACCAGTAGATAAATTTCCTGCTGACGCATTACCGGTTACAGTTAATATTCCACCAGTAGATAAATTTCCTGCTGACGCATTACCGGTTACAGTTAATATTCCACCAGTAGATAAATTTCCTGCTGACGCATTACCGGTTACAGTTAGTGTATCCGTTTTTGTACCGCCCGACACTGCCAATCCATTTGAACTTACTTTTAACGCTCTTGACACTAGTGGATCAGGGTCAGTCCAAGTACTACTCCAAAATAGACTATCGCCCTGCGCATTTATTCCACCTTGATTTTGTACTACCAATCTTTGATTCGTTACAAAATTTAAATAATTTGTAGCAACAAGATTATTACCTACATTTACATTACCTGTTGTTGTCAATGTATCCGTTTTTGTACCACCCGACACAGCCAATCCATTGCCGCTTATTTTTACTGCACGTGTCACACCAATATCAGGATCTGAGAATGTACTATTGAAAAATAAACTTTGTCCAATTGCATTAACCGCACCATTTGCTTGAACAATACCTGTTGTTGTTATATTTCCTGCTGTTATATTGCCGGTTACAGCTAAACTTGTTACAGTACCTAAACTAGTAACATTGGGTTGTGCACCTGTTGTCAATGTACCTGTTAAGAAACTTGCACTAACTAAGTTTGCTCCTGATAACTGCGACAAACTACCACTCATTGCAATATTTGTGTTAACTGCATGGGTTACAGTTATCAATGTACCGACTGAAGTAATGTTTGGTTGCGCTGCTGTAGTTAGAGTACCTGTTAAATTAGTAGCACTTAATAAGTTAGCTCCGCTTATTTGCGATAATGCACCACTCATCGTTATATTAGCGTTTGCTGCTAATGTAGTACTTGCTAATGTACCGACTGAAGTAATGTTTGGTTGTGCTGCGGTAGTTAATGTTCCGGTTATAAAGTTAGCACTAACTAAATTAGCGCCGGTTATTGATCCACCTGCCCCTGATCCTAAGGTTAAATTACTTGTTACGTTTGCATTCGCTGTAATTAAACTTGAAGATGTAATAGTCACAACGTTAGCAGTACCTCCAACGCCAACTGTTACGTTGCCTCCCGATGTCGCTATATTAACATTACTTGTGCCGTTTGCTATTGATGCAGGAGTACCCGCAACCACACCAGTTAATAAAGAACCATTGCCTATAAAGAAGTTTGCTGTAGCTGCGTTACCTAAATTAGCATTACCAGACGTTATGTTACCCGTTACAGTCAAACTTGTAAGTGTGCCAGTACTAGTAATGTTTGGCTGTGCTGCAGTTGTTAACGTGCCGGTTAAATTTGTTGCAGTCACATTTCCAGTACCTGCTGTACCTACTGTTAAATTGCCGTAAATTCCAACATCACCTGTAATAGAATTATACCTTGTTGTTATAGTAGTAGTGCCTGTACTGTCTTGAATGTTTGATACTCTTATACCAGTACCTGTCGCAGTAATTAAACCCGAAACGGTTAATGAACTTAACGTACCAACACTAGTTATATTTGGTTGAGCAGCAGTAGTTAAAGTTCCGGTAAAGAACTTACCGCTTATCAAATTGGCACCAGTTATATTACCTGCAGTTATGTTTCCGGTATAAGTTGGTAGATATGCTGCTACATTGGTGTTGCTATAGCTAGAACCAAAACTCCATGCAAC